GCAGGAGTCTCACCTACCGTGTACTGCCGTGTTTTGACAGCTGCGAAATCTCGCATTTATAACATACACACTACATATATTTACATTCCCCCCCATTTCTGGGCGTCAGCCAACCGGCCTTCGTGCCAATGCCCCTGGTCTAACAGGGCACTGCATACGGACACAATTTATTTCAACTGCGCCTCATAAAATAATAATACGTCTATACGACTAACGACACTACAGACTTACTACTACAACAACTACTGGGTTGGGGTGATTTCTTCCGCTCCCCCTCCCCATAATACACACTACAACAACTGAGTGACAAAAATCTCCGAAGTCGCTGCATTCCTGTTCAGCATCTTCGTGTAACAGGGCCAATTGCTTGTTGGCGTTGCCGGAGGAAAGTTCACTGGTGCGAACTCCACCTGCGGCCCCCCTGCCACCGTCCCGGCAGTCGTAATCTCCAGTATGCACTGTGAGGTGCAAGCTGGCACCCCAGAGGTGAACACACTCGACAACGACCGTGACGAAGCGTCTCCTGGCGCGTACGACCCTGTCAACAGGGTCGAAACTGACCCGTTGTCCTCCGTCTTACTCTGCACAAAAGTAATTGTGCTATGGTCCGGGGACGCATCCCCCGACCCCGACCCGTACGTATCCCACTCAATCAAAAAGGTTCCTAACAAATCATAAAAATCTATCGTCCTGTTCCCTATCAAACCTATCCCAGGTGAGTTGTCTGGGTCTGGCGTGGCGTACGCCGTCCAACTCGGTACTGTCCCGTCTGCAGTCGTCAACTCTGCCATAGGGTTGTCTGAACCCGTTGGCGTTATGTACCAAGAAGCGCCCACCCCGAAGGGCAGCGCCGATCCCTATGGCATCTGTGGGATGTCGAACTCGATCTCGTACTCCACGAAAATCGAGCCGATGTTTCCTGCCACCACCAAGTCGAACGTGTTGAACACAAACGTCCCTGCATCAGTGTCGATTTGGTTCTGGTTGGTGTTCAACGCACCCGCCCTGGTCAGCAGCCACTTCGTGGCCTGGGGGTGACTGTAAGTCAGGGTGTGATTCGTCCAAACACTCCCATGCACACACCCTGCCTCATTGAGGACGTCCGCCTTCGCCGTTTTTGCGTCGTCCGACGGGTCGTAGTCGATATACATCGCAATCTTGCCTGTGGCGGTCGAGGCCGCGTTTGCCTCGTAAACAAACCTGAGGCGCCGAATCCGGTACCGCTCATACTGGTTGGCGATAGCCGGGAGCCACGTGAACGGACTCTTTGTGTTCTGCGGGTTAGTACTGTAAGTAGCAACAGCAAGCCCTGGGTTTATCGAACAACTTGTCGTGTCCACCGCGGCCACCACTCCCACTACGTCGCAAAAGTACTCTCGGTGCGTCACACACACTTTGCCCCTAGGGGCGCCGATCTTCGGCGGCCGGTTTCTGAACTCCGACGACAGTGCCAACGGCGCACTCTGCCTGGGGCCTCGCGTCTGCACCCCGGATGGCTGCCGCGACGGGCCCCCCGGCTGATACCTCGCTGTCCCACACCGAACACAAAAATTTGTCATGCCCCGCAGGCCACAACACTTGCACTCCTTCCCTGGTCCCTTCCGCTCCTTCTTGGATTTTGAATTTTTCTTCTTTGCGCTGAAATTCATTTTGTGGATAGTTACAATTTGTGACCGTGGTTGCTCGGTCACTAGCATTTGGTGGCAAGCCACCGATTTTGCGGGACGCACCCGCTCTCCCCCTGGGAGGGACGCACCCCCCCGAGTTTCATTGGCTCGATGCACTAGGCAATGCCTAGTACATCGAGCCACTCCCGAGCCGAATGTCGGGGTGCTGTGCGCCGGGGCGAGGAGCCCCGGGGTGGCTGTCTCGCGCCACATAGTGGTCATCTGTCACCGCATCGATGACCCGCTCTGCCGCCTGATTCTCCTCAGACCGGACATTGCGGCGATTGTACTCTCGCATCTGCACCATCTCAAGGTAGCGATCTCGCTCGTCCTCCGCAAACTCTTCATCGCCCCAGTCCTCTTGGTCCACAAAATCGTCTGGGTCCTCAAACGCGTCGTACGCCGCGTCGTTCGCGGCTAGCGCGTCGATTAAGGCGTTGTTGTGGAACTCGTCCTCCATCTGGTACTGTGCCTCCAAGGCATAGTCCGCCAGGTACTGCTCCTTCGCGAAGCGCTTGCCCAACCCAGGCGGCAATCTTGCATTTGCCAAGGCTGCCGTATGGAAGGCTTTCCTGTCTAAGTACAGAGCCTGCTTTTCTGCGAGCATGGCGGCCGTGTACTTCTTTCCAATCCCCTTGCGGGTCATTTGGAGCTCCGCTACTCCTGGGTACTCGAAGGGTTTCGGCTTCACTGGTCGCACGTGTGCCAACGGTGGCACGACCACGTTCTTGGTCTCCGAGGTCGGCATATCGGAGCGGAGTTTGGGGTCCGCCACCACGGGGTCCATCTCGTCCGCCCAGGACCTGGTCCCTAGCGGGATGTAATCCCCCGAATACTCGTTTTCCGACGTCATCTCCGACTCTTGCAGCACATATGCCGGGTTCACCCAGTACTTCAGGCACTTCGACACCGTTGGGAAGCCTGTCTCTGTGTGCAACTCCACACCTTGGAATGCCACGTCTAGGTCTGACGTGGCAGTGCCGTCATTATCCACTCCTCCAGGGCAAGTGGTCAACTCACCCCCGCGCAATTTCAGCAGAGCATACTGCTCGGCCGCCCAGGCATACAACCTCGGGTGCTGGTAGAGTCCCAGCACTGTCAGCTGAATCAGCCGGGTCATCTGTATACCCAGCAGTGCCTCATTGTCCCCGTTGCCCACCTTCACCGTGGGTTTGAAGTAGCTGTTCATCAACTTCACAGGGTCAGCTGCAGGCACCAGGTAGTGCCCGCCCCCGTAGTCAAACACCCTCGTCGAAAACCCGAGGAAGGGCAACATCATTCCTTGCCCTCGTGTGTGTGGACGCACCACCAACGAGTCCTCCTTCCACTTCAGCGATGTCTCTGAGGTCAAGTACGTGGCAGCTGCTTGCATCCACACCTCGGGAGTCATCGCCCGCACCGTCGGCCTCTCATTCCATTTCAACAAAAGCGTGTTGGCCATGGCTGACCCCACCTGATCGACTATTGTCGTACCAGCCACTCCAGATATCAGGTGATTGCCTGCGTCCACGACCACGCCTTGGTCGAGCATGACGTGACCGTGTACTGCTCGGTACACATAATAGTCTAGCCACATGGACATGCACGTGCTCTTGTACTCCCTAAATCTCTCCCTCAGGACGGACGCGAGGACTGTGGTGACCTCTGTGTTCATATTCGCGTCCATTTGCTCCACGTCGGGAGCTGCGACCCACACCTGACCGTGATACTTCCGCCACACATACTGGTCGTCAGCGTACGTGCGGAACACCACGTCTCCTTCGCGGGCTTCCAAACCCCACACATGCATGGCTTCATCCATGGCTTCTGCCCCTCCGTAGTTCCACGAGAAGCCCACCCCTACGTTCGACGTGGGGTGGTAGCTCCAGCCACACGGAAGTACCGTGTAGCCCTCTGTGCCTGCGTGCACACTCCTCGGACTCACCAGGAAGGGTTTCCAACACAACATCGGCGGCTTCAACAGCGCCGAGAATATGTGGGCGAGACACCCATTCAACACGTATATGGGTCTCGTCTTCAACTTGTCATTCTTCCCTGACAACTCTGCCCGCGCGTGGGATGCGCACTTGGGCTTTCTCACAGCCGTGAACTGCAACGGATTGTGCTTCGTGTAAGCCTGCAGCTTTTCCGTCGAGTTTATCTGACACATCGCTGCGTAGATTATCCTCATCGGACCAACTGACTCCACGTCGTCCCGTCGCCTCATGACCGGCAAGCCAAGGCTCGCGGTCTTGTTCATCTCCACGGTCCTCAGGATCGCCCTGAAGTCCCCTGACCTAAAGGCCGCCAGGTTGGGCTCTGCCAACTCTGTGTTCATGGGGAGGGCCTCACACACTGCTTGGAAAAAGGCCTTAGAGGCCCCATAACCACGCAACGCGGAGAACCCCACCACGTGTTGCCCCTTCACCCACCGAGTGTGGATGGTCAGCCAGTCGCCATTGCAGACGACCGTGTCGTGCAGGGCCTGCAAGACCCGCACTAGCTGCGCTTTCTCTTCTCCTGTAGCCGTACTATTTGCGACACACATGCGCTTATAGTAGTCGAGGAGGTGGGTGAAACCTTGGCGGAAAAACCGCGCTTCAAAGGTATTACTGTTCACCTTCACCCTCTCTTGCTTGGCCTTGGGGGGCTTCAAGGTCGCACCTATATCGCCCCACGTCAAGCCACCAAGCACCTTGGCTCTTGCGCCCTCAAGGTCCTTGCGGACCCTCGCCTCGTAATCAGGCGCGGACAGCTGCTTCCTGGGCGTGAACCCAGTCGGCACCATCTGAAGACGGGACGCACCCGTCGACTCGGACGCCACCTGCGCCACATGCTCACCACTGCCGAACATCAAATCGTCCAGCATGTCACTCTTCATCGTCTCGTTCGCAGTTGCTCCGTTTGACATATTGTAGGCCATTGTGGGTAGAGTTGCAGGCTGCCGGGGTTGTATACCCCCCCCGGCTGGGGTTGGAAGTGTAGGGCGCAAGGTCCGCACGCACACCACGGAGAATGGCGCAATGCCACCTCCGTG